TTTTGGTGGTACTTCACCTGAAAAGTTTGTTAACACTCAGATACCTAAATACGAGGCAGGATATATAGCAAAGGCTTATCTCCAACAATCAAATCAATTATTTGTAACCAGAATCTTAGGATTGTCAGGTTATGATGCAGGACCATCTTGGTCAATAAGAACTGTGGCTAACGTAGACCCAACAACAATTGATCTATATTGTTTAAGTGCTGTTACCTCATCTGCAACTTGTGACACTACTTGTGTTACATTTAAAGAAGAAGATTATATTGTTACATTTACAGGATGTACTGATGATATAACAAGCGTAGGATTTACAAGTGCGTTTCCAGCAAACTTACAAAGCATTCTTACAGAAGAATATCAGTTATTCAACGGGTCAACAAGTACAATTCAAGAAAACTTACAAACATTAGTTTTCGATATGATCACAGCAACTTCACCGGCAACTGAAGAAGCGGAAACAATTTACTATTTTGGTTCAATCCCAACAACAGATTATTATAGTTTAGAATCTTTAGGTTATACCGCATCAACAAATGTATATAACGTTCCTTCTGTGTCTTTAGATTTTAATGACTTAACAGATGCTCAGAATGATCCTTGGTACTATTCATTATTTGATAACAATGGAAACAACGAATATTCGGGTGTTTCATTTACATCAATTGTAACAGGTTTAACAGAAATATCTTCATCCAGTACTTGTGCTTCTTTCTACAATTATAGCATTAGTGGAAATTCCGGATCAATTAATTATACAAATCAAACTATAGATGTTTGTTTACCACAAGGATTTACAGGATCATTAAGTAGTTTGATTGCTAACTTCAGTGCTTGTACCACAGCAATTACAGTTGCCTCGGTAGTACAAGTAAGTGGTGTTACCTCGAATGATTTCACATCAGGAAGTATTGTTTATAGTTTAACATCTCAAGATGGTACAGTATCTACAACTTATACTGTGAATGTTCATCCGTACGATCCTTGTAACATTTGTGTATTCTCAGGTAACTCAGGAAGTCAAAATGTTGGCGGTATTACCACTTGTTATTCAGGCTCAGTAAATTTAGGTATGTATTTTTATACTGGAACTTCTTACTCTGATTACGACAACGTAGTTATTGGTACATTAAGATCAAGAGGTATATCAACATACGGACCTAACACTAGAAATCCAGCATGGGAAGTTACAGGTTTAACTGATGTTTCTTTAAGTATGACAGGTCAGTATGCAAATGCTTTGAAAAACCCTTATTCACCGTTTGCGGTAAATGTAACAAATAAAGATGGACAGAACTTCACATTTGAAACATCATTCCAATTGTCAAACGCAAATTACGTTACAAAAGTATTTGGTATAACTAACTTCCAAAAACCAAGATTAGAAACACCATTATTCTGTGAAGAAAGTTTCCAATCATTCTTAAACTTCGCGTATAACAAAGGTTATATTAGAGGATTAAATCCTGAATTGATCGAATTAGATTCAGCTCAAAGTGGAGATGTCAATTCAATCGGTTGGTATTTAGATAGATGGCAAACACCAAGTTCACCTTATGTTGTTTCAGAATTAAGAGGTAACAAAGTATTTGACCTATTTAGATTCTACACTGTATCCGATGGAGATGCTGCAAACACATTAATTAAAATCTCAATCGCGGATATTTCATTCGCAAACTCAACATTTACGGTATTAATTAGAGATTATTTCGACACAGATGCAAATCCTGTGGTTCTTGAGAAATTCACTAACTGTAGTATGAACCCGGCACAAAACAACTTTATTGGTGTTAAAATTGGTACATTAGATGGTGAATATACTTTAAATTCTAAATTTGTAATGGTTGAGATTAATGAGGACGCACCGGTAGACGCAGTACCTTGTGGGTTCAACGGGTTTAATTTTAGACTATATGCGGGAGCAAGTTCACCTTTCCCAATCATTAAATCAAGATACGATTTCCCTGGTGAAGTTATTTACAACCCTCCTTTCGGATTAAGCACAGGAAACGATAATTCAACAACTAGCCCTGGTGATAATATCAGAAGAACTTATCTTGGTATCTCAAACACTATTGGTTATGACTCGGCATACTATGAATATGTTGGTAAAAGAAACCCTAACGATAGTTGTAACATCGAATCAATACCATTTAATTATCGATCAACTGGTTTCCACATGGATAAAAATGCCAGCGGTATCACTATCGGTAATGAGTTCTCAACTGCAGGACAACCAAGATTCGTAGTAGGTTCTGATTCATTTATTACAGACCCTGATAACCCAACTAACGTATATTACAGATTATTTGCTCGTAAATTTACGTTCTTGGTACAAGGTGGTTTTGATGGATGGGATATCTACAGAGAGTGGAGAACTAACACAAATGAATATGTAATCGGTAGAACAGGTTTCTTAAGAGGAGCATGTCCATCAACAAGATACCCTAACGCAACAGGATGGGGAGCATTTAAACAAATTGCAATAAGTGATGGAACTACTGACTTCGCAAATACTGACTACTATGCTTACTTATTAGGTTATCAAACTTTTGCCAACCCTGAAGCAGTAAACATCAATGTGTTTGTATCTCCAGGTATTGACACAATGAATAATGATGATCTTGTTGAAGATGTTGTTAACATCATCGAGTTTGATAGAGCGGATTCACTTTACGTTGTAACAACGGCAGATTACAATCTGTATACACCTACAACAACAGGTGCTGACTTCTTTATCTACCCAACTGAAGCGGTTGATATATTAGAGGCAACTGGACTTGACTCTAACTATACGGCTACTTACTATCCTTGGGTATTAACTCGCGATACTGAGAACAACACTCAAATTTACATACCAGCAACTGCTGAAGTAACAAGAAACTTAGCGTTAACAGATAATATCGCTTATCCTTGGTTCGCAGCGGCGGGTTACACTCGTGGTATCGTAAATGCGGTTAAAGCACGTAAGAAGTTAACTCAAGAGGATAGAGATATTCTTTATACAGGAAGAATCAACCCAATCGCAACTTTCGCAGACGTAGGAACTGTAATTTGGGGTAACAAGACTCTTCAAATTAGAGAAAGTGCTCTTGATAGAATTAACGTAAGAAGATTATTACTACAAGCTCGTAAATTGATTTCAGCGGTGTCTGTAAGATTATTGTTTGAACAAAACGACGCACAAGTAAGACAAGACTTCTTAAATGCGGTTAACCCAATCTTAGATGCGATCAGAAGAGATAGAGGTTTGTATGACTTTAGAGTAACGGTTTCAAGTGACCCTGAAGATATCGATAGAAATCAAATGACTGGTAAGATTTACATCAAACCAACTCGTTCATTAGAATTTATCGACATTACATTCTATATCACTCCAACAGGAGCGTCTTTTGATGATGTTTAATTAACTTAAAACAAAACGAAAAATAAAAGGTGTCAGAAATGGCACCTTTTTTTTATTCTAATATTTATATATATGAATTACAAAAATGTTGTTAGAGAAATTATTTCTGAGATTATTGATGATCAGATGAAACCAACGATGAAGTATTATGCTTTTGACTGGGACGACAATCTTATGTATATGCCAACAAAAATTTATTTAAAAGATGAAGATGATAAGGTTGTTGGTATGTCTACTGAAGATTTTGCAGAATATAGAACAGAGGTAGGTAAAGAACCTTTCGAATATGAAGGACACACTATTGTTGGTTTTGATGATAACCCCTTCAGAGACTTCAACGTTTTAGGGGACAAAGGTTTTTTAAGAGATGCTATGAAAGCCCCAACAGGACCTGCATGGAGTGACTTTGTTGAGGCGGTCAATAATGGATCCGTATTTGCAATCGTCACAGCTAGAGGACATACCCCATCTATTCTTAAAAGTGCAATTTACAATCTAATTAAAAGAAATAAGCATGGTCTGAGTGAAAAAGAACTTGTTAAAAATTTAAGAAAATATAGAGAGTTAGCCGATGAAGATGATTTAACTGATGATGAGTTAGTTAGATCTTATTTAGATATGAACAAATATCACCCAGTAAGTTTCGGACAAGGATCCGCCGCTAATCCTGAACAATTAAAAGTAGATGCGATGAAAGAATTTATGACTTATGTTCAGAATTTATCAAGAAGGTTACAAGAAAAGGCATTTATGAAAAACAAAATAAGTAATTATTTTATCCCATACATAGGTTTTTCAGATGACGACCTACGAAATGTACAGGCTATGAAAAGACATTTTGATGATGAATCTGGTTTAGATATTTATCATACTGGAGGAGGAAAGAAAACTAAATTTTAATTAAACTAGGGCCTAGTACAATATATTTCGAAAAAAAGTAGAAGTAAATAGAAAAAAAAATAATACGATATATTTATCATAAAAATAAAACAAAATTTAAAAAATAAGATATGGCTGATTTACTAATGAAAATGCCGATCCCTTACGAACCGAAAAGGGAAAACCGTTGGATCTTGAGATTCCCATCATCACTTGGTATTAACGAGTGGTATGTTGAGAGTACTGCAAGACCAAAATTGTCTATTACTTCAAAAGAAATTGAATTCTTAAATACGTCTACTTTTGTTGCGGGACGATTCAAATGGGACCCCCTTTCAGTAAAATTCCGTGATCCAATCGGACCTTCAGCGTCACAAGCGGTTATGGAATGGATTCGTTTATGTGCGGAATCAGTAACAGGACGTATGGGTTATGCTGCGGGTTACAAAAAGAATGTTGACCTTGAAATGTTGGACCCAACGGGAGTAGTTGTTGAGAAATGGATTTTAGAGGGTACATTCCTTTTAGGGTATGATGGTGGTTCATTAGCGTACAACTCAGATAATATTGCGGGTATCACTTGTCAAATGCAAATGGACAGATGTATCTTAGTATACTAATAAAAAAATAACGTATCATCGGAACCGTAGACTTTACAGTTTACGGTTTTTTTTTATCATATAAGTTGAAACATTATATACTATGGAACAAGATATCTATAACGCTGGACAAGCAGAATTTAATTTACCACATGACGTAGTATCACTTCCGTCTGAGGGTCTATTTTACAAGAGTAAAAAGAGAAGTGTTAAAGTTGGTTATTTAACTGCCGCTGATGAGAATATCATTTCATCTATCGATAGGAAAAAAACAATTAACGAATCAATAGTTCTTCCTTTATTACGAAACAGATTGTATGAAAGAGATTTGAGACCTGAAGAATTATTAGAAGGCGATACAGAAGCAATATTGATATTTTTGAGAAACACATCTTTTGGATCTGAATATAGTGTTTCTGCGGTGGACCCACAGACAGGTGAATATTTTACCGCTGTTGTTGATTTAAGTGAATTAAATATTATTAAACCAAAACAAGAACCAAATCAAGAAGGTTATTTTGAGGTTGAGTTACCTGTGTCAAAACATAAGGTTAAACTTAAATTATTAACTATGGGTGATAAGTTAGAAATTGAAAGGATTATTAGTTCTTATCCCTCAGAAAGAAATGCTCCCGTTGTAACAACAAGACTCATTAAAAATATTGTAGAATTAAATGGTTCTACAGACAGAGTTAAAATTTCGACTTTTGTTGAACAGATGCCAATCAAAGACTCCAAATTTGTAAGAAATTTTCTTATTGAAAATGAACCAAGATTAGATCTATCAAAAGAAATTATAGCCCCGTCAGGAGAAAAAGCAGTGGTAAACATTGCTTTTGGGGTGGAATTTTTTCGGCCTTTCTTCTAGTTACAGTGTAAGTCTAATCGACGAGTTTTACTATCTCGCCAAAATAATGAGAATGCAATATTCTGAATTCTTAAGCATGCCAACTTATGTGAGAAGATATATTATAGAAAAGATCATAGAATCTTCTAAAAACAATACTTAAAATATTTATCTTCAAAAGGATTAAATGGCAGCAACAATAGAACAATTAGAAAAAAGAGTAAACACACTCGAAGCAAGTTTGGCCGATGCTGTATCAAAAAATCAAGATTTAGAAGGTCAGTTATCTAAAAAAACCGCTGAGGATGTTAAAGTTTCTGCTGATCAATATACTGCGGTTGCCGATTCTTTATATAATATCCCTGAAATTGCAAAACAATTTGGTTCCGCGGTAATTGAGTCCATAGGTGGTTTAACTAGAGGTATTGGTATATTAGAAGCTGAAGGGACCAAAATACAACAATCATTCGGAGTCTCAAGAGACAGGATTGAAGAATTTAAGACATTAATTGCGGATGTTGGACCTATATTAGCTCAAATGGGTATTTCTGAAACTGAATTTGCATCCACAATAACAAGTATAACAGATAAATTAGGGACTGCCGCAAGTTTAGGTACGGAAGCCGTTACTGAAATTGCGGCGGCAGCAAAAGTGACCGGACAAGATGTTGGGGCTTTAGCCGCTAACTTTAGAGAGGTTGGTATATCAATGTATGACGTTGGTGACAGAATGGCTGAAGTAACAAATTATGCAAGAAATGTGGGGGTACCAGTACAAGCGGTTGCTAAAGGTGTTACTGAAAATCTTGGAAAAATTAACTTATATAATTTTGAAGGAGGGGTACAAGGACTTACCAAAATGGCAACTCAAGCCGCACGTCTTGGAGTTAGTATGAGTGATGTATTTAGAATTGCTGATGATTTATTCTCACCTGAAAAAGCAATTGATTATGCTGCATCTTTACAAAGATTAGGTGTTACTGCAAATGGGTTATTGGATCCATTAAAGGCGATGGATATGGCCCAAAATGATCCTGAAGCATTACAAAATGAAATTGTTAACTTAACTAAAGACTTTGTGAAGTTTAGTGAGGCGAACAATAAATTTGAAATTATGCCTGGTGCTCAAAGAAGAATGAGAGAAGTTGCATCGGCATTAAACATTGATGCTAGTGAATTTGCTAAAATGGGTATACAAGCCGCTGAATTTGACAGAAAGTTATCCCAAATTAAATTACCAAGTTTCGCTGACGATAAAGAGACTAAAGAACTTATTGCATCGATGTCCCAAATAAAAGACGGGGTTGCGACTGTAACAATTAAAAATATACAAACTGGTAAAGTTGAATTGAAACAACCTGACCAATTAACACCTGAGGATATTGAAAAATTAAAACAATCACAAGATCAGAATAATAAAAGTATTGAAGAGATTGCGGTTGAACAATTAGATCAGGCGACATTCATGAATAGTCAACTTGAATCAATTAGATTGGGGGGTCAATTAGGTATGGCATCTTTAGGGCCTGTTCAAAGATTATTAGAGACCTCAAGAGAAACTACAAGAGGCGCCGCCAGAGCAGCAACAACTGAATATACTGCAAGTAGAGTTAGAGAAACGTTTACACCTGCTGCTAGAGTGGCTGAAGATGCCGTAATTTCCTTATTACAAAACAACGCTCAGGGTTTTGAAGAGGCGGTGGGTAGAATGGGAAGTGCTGTGGACAATATCACGAAAAATATAGGTGAAGTGGCAACAAACGTGACGACTAAATTTGAATCCGCTATAGGAAATGCTGGGAAACAATATGAACCACTCACTCAAAAATTAGAGTCTAAAAATGATATTAACGTAAATATGAGTCTTGATGTGAAAGGCGGACAAAACGTGCAAGTTTCCGACACTGAGTTAGCAAAAAAAATACAAGAATTAATGGAAAATAACACGGTAATACGACAAACAATAAAAGAAGCTGCAGGATCATCCCAATTAAGTATGAACCCTAAGAAACCATAATAAAGTGTATTTATAGAAGACATGGCAGAAAGCGCACTTTCATTCGGTAGTTCAGAGTTTTTTAGAAAAAACCTTTTGACAAAAAATTTAGAACCATATTCGGTTCAAGGAGTATTATCCGCAAGACAACCAGCGGTTAATTATGAAACTAACTTATCGGTTTATTCTGTAATTGATTCCCCAAACACATTTGTATCAACTAATACATTTGCTAACGCTCAGTATCCATTAAACGTATTTGGACCTGAGGGAGGATTTAACGAACCTATCGGTATTGGTCCACTATCATCATCACAATTACCAAATGGGTCAAATCAAGGACCCTACACACAAGATTCGGCACAAATTGATTTATTAAATGAATTCTTTATTGATGCGGCATATATTAAAAACATTTTTGGACCATCTGGAGGGTATAAGGATTTAGTTATTATTACCGACATTCAAAACAATAATAGTATTTACCAACCTTATTGGGATCCTTCTTATTTTGTTAGTTCATCTTACTCTACTTTTGATGTCGTGTTCCAAATAGACCCACTTGGTTCTGACGGTTTATTATCTCAGGATACATATTTAGCGAAGATTGGTGCCGCTCAATTAAAAGGATTATTTGAAGAAAGAATTGCTGCCGAGATAGCACAAGCAACCGTTGGATCTATTAACTTAGATACGCTAACGGACCCTTTTACCGCATCTCAATTAGCGACGGGACAACAACCTTTCTTTGATAGAAATTGGAAAATTTCACAACCTGAAAGTATTGTGTTGGCAACAGTATCTTTGGCTAACAGAATATCTGGTACATATTTTCCAGCATCATTTATACCTGGTGATTATTTTGATGAGGTTAATCCTTACACAAACCCAGGTCAAACTAGTAACGCTCTTAACCTTGTAAATAATCTAACAGGTGGTTTAATTTCACCAATTCTAAATAAAACAAGGAACCCTTCCGAGATATTTGTTGCGAATACAGGTAATGGACAAAGATCTGTTTTATTTGCTAGTTTAGACTATAACAAATATCGACCATCGTACAATAGAGGTATTATTGGTGGTGCTGAGACATTGATAAATAATTTTATTGATCAAGACACACCATCTCAAGGTGGATACTATGTGGGTAGTAAGAACGCGGAACCTAGTATGATTGATTCACCGGCTAATCAAGTCCCTGTGAATGAATTTGGTGAACAAGTTGCGACAATAGTATATGGACCACAAGAACTTGGTATTTTATATGAGGGAAATATCGGAAGAATCCAAAACGGACTAGCGGGTAAATCTTACTCAAATGATGGGGGTATTTCAGGGCAGTTTGTTTGGACATCTCCAAAATATAAAGACAACGCAGGTTTTAATGTTGGTAAAGGTGGTGAAGTTAAAAGTTACGATCAAGAGTTCCCAACTCTACAAAGTGATTACAACAAATATCAATCGACGGATATTGATTTTAGACCGGGGTCTATTCTTGATAACACACAAAGATTAGTTGAATCTGCGGACCAAGTACAAGGACAAACAAGATTAAAACACGTAGGTACGGCAATTAACCAAGTATCTAAAGTATTCAACGACGGGTATAAAGAAATCACTAAAGGTTCTCAAGTATTTTCATATACAGACCAAACATCGGGACAAGAGGCTGGTATTGAATATTGTCGATTGTTCACTAAAGACACACCTTATTTCTTTTATGGTGATTTACAAAAAACTGATGGTATTACTCAAAACGGAAGGAGATTTGGGTTCTCTGTGTTAGACAATACTTACAACTTAAACATTGCTCCGTTAAGAAACCCAGGGTCAACAAATATTGTGGATGGTAAGGTAAAAAAATATATGTTCTCGATTGAGAATTTAGCTTGGAGAACGTCGGATAGACCAGGATTTACCTATGATGATTTACCTGTTTGTGAGAAAGGACCAAACGGAGGTAGAATTATGTGGTTCCCACCATATAACTTAAAATTTAATGACGATTCAAAACCTAACTTCAACGAAACAACTTTTATCGGTAGACCTGAACCAATTTACACATATAAAAATACAAGTAGATCAGGTTCAATTTCTTGGAGTATAATTGTGGATCACCCTTCTATGATGAATACAATCATAGAAAAACAATTAGCTAATACACCTAAAGAAAGAATTGACTCTATAATGGATTCGTTCTTTGCGGGATGTGTTAAATACGATATCTATGAGTTGGCAATCAAGTTTAACACTATATCACCAAGTGATTTATTTACATATCAAGAAATATTAAATAACCCAAGATTAACACCTGAAGAATTAACAAGTACTTTAGTTGATATACCTGTTAATCCTGAAGGTAATACACCAAAATCCGCAACAGGGGTGGATGCAATTCCTAATCAAACTGGGCCTGAGGCGAATACAACAACTCAAGAGCCAGTCACAACAGTATTAGATCAATACGTTGGTTATGGGTTTTATTTTGACAATGATTATCCTGACCCTAGAACAAGAAGAACAACAGCAACACAACCATATAATGTGTGGTATGATCAGTACACCGCACCGGGAGTTAAAACAACTTACCAAGGTAATACAGCACCGGCAAAAGTATTTGTTGGGAATAAAGAATTTAAAAGGGATGGTATAGGAAACTTCTATACCGATGTTATTGAAGGGAACTTTAGTTTCATCCAAAAAAACTTATTAAAAGAGATTGCGGATACATTAACAAACGATGGTACTGTTGAAATAGAGTTAGTTGGATCAGCATCTGCCCCAAACTCACCCGAGTATAATACCAATCTATCTGAAAGAAGAATAGATTCTGTAATTCAATGGATCAATGCCCAACCATTACCAACGGGTAATAAAATTGGTGATTTTGCCGGTAGTATTGGTAGAATTAAATATGTTACAACCCCAAGAGGAGAAAATCTTGTAATCCCAAAAAGTAAAGCAGATGCCGTAAATACTTCAGGTATTACCGTAACTACGTCTGGTGGTACAGAGGTTTTAAATGAAGAGGTAAATTGTACAGTCGATATTAGACAGAACGCGGTTAATGGACCTGTCACTTCTGTATCTCAAAAATACAGTATTCCAGCTATGGCTTGTAGAAGGGTCGCGATTAAAAAAATAACGGTAACTAGAAAACCTCAAGAAACACCACCTGAACAAACGGTAATTGATGATAACAAACAAACCGAACAATCAGTACCCAAAACAGGTATAACACAAACTATAAAACCACAAGGTAGAGTTGATGTTATTACTAAGATTAAAGAGGGTATATCTAAAAAGATTTTAAGAAATTTATTTACAGAGTGCGATTACTTTGAGGTGATTAAAGAATCAAACCCAATGATTTTTGATAGTATTAAAGACAAGGTCAAATATTTCAACCCCGCTTTCCACTCAATGACACCTGAAGGTTTAAATGCGAGATTGACATTTTTAAATCAGTGTATGAGACCAGGTCAAACAATACCTGTTATTGATACAGATGGTAAACCAAAGTATAATGATGCTTTAAATACCGCATTTGGTGCTCCACCAATATTGGTATTAAGAGTGGGGGATTTTTACCATACTAAAATTGTACCTCAAAACTTAAGTATTACTTATGATCCATTACAACTTGATATGAACCCTGAAGGAATCGGCATTCAACCTATGGTTGCAAATGTCACATTAGGATTTAACTTTATCGGAGGACATGGATTAGCAGGACCAGTACAGGAATTACAAAATGCATTATCATTCAACTATTACGCAAACACTGAGATTTACGACGAAAGAGCAACAGCAACTGAAGATACTTCAGCAATTGACAAATATGTTGTTGAAAAGATCACAGGTGGAATTACACCTGTAAGTTCTGCTCAAGCAAGTGCGGTTCAAAATACTGATCCGAAAAGAGGACAACAAACCATTGGTACGCAAGTCGGTGATGTATTAGATTATACACCTGTTCTAACAGAACTACAAGATCAATTAAAAGGATATTTTGATACTTATTTTAATGGTGAATTAAAAGTCCAACAACAAAGTAATTACGGTATATTACAAATAATGAACAACAAACGTAAGTATTCGAAAGGATCTTTAGGTGAATTTAGTACTCCGATTAAAGAAGTTGAACTTTATGGAAAACCAAGTGATTATGAAAATTTAATCGATGGTTTGGTTAATCAAATAATAACTGATATTGATGATCAAACGGATCCGATATCTGCGGGATTAAAGGCGGACCCCGCAAATTTCCCAAATAAAGCTTTAAGAGAAGTTAAAGACAGACTTAAAACATTAGTTGAACCTCAAAAAACTGAATTGAGAAATATTGTTAATAATGGGTTTGCTGATTTAGTAAACTCCCAAGAAGAATTGATATATACGTTTAGAAAATTGAACGTTGTTGATGGTAAATTGGACGGGTATATGGACGCTTCAAACGGAACAGTAACGTTTGATTTGAGTGGCGATACTTTCTTTGGTGACATAACAAGTCAAGACAGTTTAAAATATGTTTTATTAGATAGAGTACCTGATTATTTAACAAAGTTAAATACATTCATGAGTGGTACTTTAATTACAGAACCTTCTAAATTTGATACCACACAATACACTATAAACGATCCATTTACCGGTAATTTTATTACAATACAGGAGAACCGATTCTACGTGTGTAACTCAAACATTTTCTTAGATGAAGGTAAATTTAGAGATTTTGTAAACGCATTAACCACGTTAGAGGAGGTTAAAAAGATAGAATCTATGAAATTAAAAATTGAAGAAATCTGTAACAATCTAAAAACGATTTTTAAAGGAGAGTTTGATGCCGAAGTTAAAAACTTTGATAACGCTAAATTGGATCCTATCTATACTCAACTTACAACACTTACATTACCTGTGATTCCTGCTAAGTTAGGGTTTGTTAGTCCTGCAACAACCGATGTGGATACAAAGCAAAAACGATTGAAAGATCTTTATGCTAATCAGAACCTAAACACAACCGATAGTTTTAACGGTAAAGTAACACTTAACTAAAATGGCTAATCAATATTACAACCGATACCAAGATTTTTTAATAAACGGTCAACAAACTGTTGTACCTTACTTGTTATTACCATCTAAAAGTTCTGATAAAAGATTAATATATAAAGTGGGTCAATCAAGATTAGATAAGATTTCCCAACAATATTATGGGACACCTTTGTTTGGATGGTTGATCCAACAAGCAAATCCACAATATTCGGGATTCGAATTTGTAATACCTGACGGGGCAGTATTGACAATACCATTTCCGTTAATAACTTCTTTACAGGACTACAAAAACTCCTTAGATAATTATTTATTCTATTATGGTAGATAACACAGATAACATACTTGTTGAATTTGACTATGATAACATCACCCTTATTGATCCTAATAAAACTATAGATCCTAATGGTAATGTTAAAGACAGATTAGTTAGGCAAGAAGATTTGGTATATTACGCAAATCTTGAGTGTAACGTATTACCAAGAACTAAGTTAGCTGTTGGGAATGCTTTAAACGATTCACAAAGAACTATTTCGGTTGGGAAGATAAACTTCCTTAATCCCGGTAATAAAAAATTCATGGACACGGCGTGGTCCGATGAGATTACAGGTAAAGGTAGTTTACAAGGTGAAGGAGTTAATCAAATTAAATTAAACGCTCCCGAAGTACAAAGTCCAAGCAGGTCCTCAGATTATTATATTACTCAAAATTTATTATCAAATGGTAAACCAGGCGCTACTGACACTGGTCTTTTGGGTATGAAGGATATTAATATTAATATCGACTCAAGTTTTTTACCTGTAATTGATATTACATTAGAAGATGTGAAAGGTAGAGCTTTATTTGAGGGTGGTAACAACTCACCTTACGCCGCGTTTTTCCAATTACCATATCCGCAGTTCCAATTAACAATAAAAGGTTATTACGGTAAGGCTATCAAACTACCGATAATGTTACAATCATTCACATCGTCGTTTGACCCTTCATCACATAACTTCATTATTAAACTAAAATTCTACGGATACAAGTATACATTATTATCGTATATAAACTTTGGGATGTTAATGTCGGTACCTTATATGTATCCGAATGTAATAACTGGTCCTGCAACAACGCAAAATACCCCAAGCACTCAATCAGAAACCGCTCAGAAAAAAAATATAGTTTATCGTGGATATCAAAAAATGAGGGAAATTTATTCTGACTATAAATCTAAAGGATTGATAGATGATGATTTTCCTGAGATTACATTGAACCAGTTAAGATATAGATTAGATTCCTTCATTAAGGATATATTGGACAAATATAGTAAGGAGAATTTAGGGGTGATAACAGAAATATCAAATTATCTTACTACTTTAAATTCTTATAGATTGGATGTTTATACTGCGTCTAGTTCTTGGTATAATCAAAATTTAGATCGCACAAAACCGTTTGTGATGGCTGACGGAACTACTTACTACACATTCAAAAAAAATACAACACCAGCTCAAAAAATTGATGCGGTTAGTAAGTTATCAACTGGTATCATTGAAAAATATAATAAGATATTATTGTCTAATAGCGTATTTGGTACAAATGGAACCTATAGTGTTGGAGGTAAACCATTTAAATCAAACATTGACGACCCTAAGACTATTGAATTAGGTTTAATATCACCAAAAGGAGTTCCCTTATTTGATCCAATAAGAACATATAAAGAACGAAATACCAACGTACAAACTGTAAATGTAACGGGAGATACTAATTATATTACGTTTCTGACTGAATATAATACTTCAATATTAGAAAATAATTCTTTGTTTTTTATTTTTGAGGGTACTGATAAATTTATTGATGTAACAAACAGAATATCTAAAACTGCAACAGAAACTAGAAAAAAAATTGAACAACAAATTACTGATAACTTAGCGGAACAATTTACAAGTAAATCGACTGGGTTAGGATTTATACCTTCCATAAGAAACATATTAGCAATATTTTACTGTCAAGGTGAGGCATTCTTAAGGTTAATGGATGAGGTGCATCGTAAGTCTTGGGATCAAAGAAACAATCGTTATAGAAGAGCCGCAATATTTGGTAATCAAAGTACTGCACCAAGTGTTGATATTAAAACCTCAACTCAGAACGATGAACCTATTTATCCTTGGCCACAAGTGTTAAAGGAAAGTACGACTGACGATAATAAAGAAAAATTTGAAATAATATATCCTGGTGACTTAAGTGTTGCATCATCTTACAATGCGTTTAATCCCGATGTTTGGCCTGAGGTGGAGTTTGTTGAACAATTTATTAACGGTTACGTTTTGAGACAAGAAGATCAATCAGAGGGTGATACAATAGAAGTGGATCCCGTTGAGAAACCTAAAAGGATGTCGTTGAATTCAATTGATTTTCCGGTATCAAATGAAATTTTCCAAAACAAAGAACAGGCAAAATACTTTTATGAAATTTATGAAAGAGTTTTATTAAATAGTTTCTATAGTAAACTTGGAAGACAAACAAGTTATCAGTTGGGTATATATAATGTTGAGGCGGAAAATGAAGCGATCAATATTATTGAAAGTTTGGGTGGAGATAATCCCTTCCTTTCTAAAATACTTAAAGAGTATTTGATTGACCAAAATAACTTTATTCCATTTTTAAGACATATCTCAAATCAAGGTCAGGGTGAAAGTTGGCAGAGATATATTAGAGGTGAGTTTACAACACCTTACATTAGAAGTGAGGTAAATAACCCAAACAAATTATTCAACTTTGAAATAATCAATCAGGGTAAGACACAACCGGGTGTTACAACTAAGAATGAGACAAATATTATTAACATTAAAAAATATGTTGGTGACTCTACGATGTCAAATCAATTTGATTTTACAGATTTATACCCAATAACTAATTTAACTTGGGACAAATTAAACTTAGCCGATGGACAATCATTACAAAGTGCTCAGGTGGCTTACGATACGAAAAAAGTATTAAGATATAATGATCTACAAAAAACAATAACAAATTTTGATGCTATTATTGCAAACAACAATGATGCGATAAGACCTTTCACAAATTTTAATTTTGAAAACTTAATTGTTACACCTAATAAAAGTGATCTAAAAGAATTTTATCTTACAAGAACTATTGAGAAACAATTTGTTACAGAAGGAAATTTAAATTACTCTGGTTACACAGGAAAGTTAGTTGCGGATCAGACAACTTCTATGTTGAACACACCTTACTTCATGAATGCAATACAGGAGGGTGTTAAAAACTTTAGGTACAAACAGAATGAGACTTCACCATATAAGAACGCTGCGTATTTGTTTTTGAATTCTTTGCCTTTAGCAACACTTAGAGAAAAATACAGAACCTCAAATGAGGCGGAAGATTTGGATTACTTAATCTCCACCTTCAAAAAGTTCGGCGCAATTCATAGATTACCTTACGCTTGGGTATTAAAATATGGTTCTATTTGGAATAGATATAAGACGTGGTTAGATACGGGAACTGACATGTTGGATTCTGTTTGGAATAATTTTAACTATTTACAGAATTATGATCCGGTAAATTCTGCGTCAACGTTAACATTTAATTTAACTATTAACAACACCCCCCAAACTATTGTATTAAATACAAATACTGGTGTTGGACCATTAAATAATATAAATGTAGGATTCTATCCTCAGTTAATGGAGGACTTTAATGTCTTCTTACAAGGAAGGTTATTATTTTCAGGTCAAACTCAAGTTACGGGTAATGGGCAAATTGTTGAGGTTACAGGTGATTGCTCATCATCATTTACGGTTACTGGTACTTGTAACGTCAATAGTAGTTTTGTCACTTTCTTGTCCGTAACTAACGGTAATGTGTTACAGAATGGTACTGTGGTTACTTTCCCATCCTTAGGTATTACGGGGACAATAGTTGCACCATCAGGACCAGGAACTTATTTTGTTTCTAACATACCACCAGGTACGATTGGAAACTTTTTAGATTGTAGTTTTGGGAATTTTACAACAATTTCGGCATTAAATTATCCTTTCCTTTATGGTGGGGTAGAATTATTAAGTAATAATTTTACATCCACACCTTTTGTATTAGGAAATCAAATTACAGGACCTACCGGTGGTAATGGTCTTTACCAATTATCTACCGGAACAACAAGTGGAAATACAAGTTTTTCCACGGGAGGTAAATTCTTAATTGTGAATAATGTAGATTCAAACGTATTGACTAATGGATCCCAATTGACAGGAACTTTAATGACAGGTATTACAATCGGGTTCCAAGTTTCAGGTACCACGGCAGGACCAGGTGTTTACTCTGTAACACCAAGTCAAACACCAACAACAAGTACTTTTGAAGTGGCGGGTGCTTTTACACAAGGGATTGGGAGTGGAACGATACAAAATCTAATCAACACCAATAAATTAAAATTATTTACAACTTCAGGATCAAAAATAGAAGGGGCTCCGACATTTGACCCTAATAACCCAACAAGAACTTTAAGAGTTACAACTTGGTCTGTCTTGTCAAGAACAAATGATCTTGCAGGTTATTATGTATTACCTTCATTTGGTGCCGATGTTAATCAAACAAAATCTGAATGTTTTGTTGGTAATGTCATGACAACTGAAATATCTAATAATCCTGCAATGTATAATGGATCTGTTAGGTTATATTGGAATGCACCTAATTACGGGTGGTTTAACAACTCACAAGTATCAAAAAATTCTCCTGACGAATACTTTAAAAAAATATTGAATGATAAAAAGACTCAACAAAACTTCTCAATAAACGGGGATGTTAATGAGTATACTAACATATCAGAACTATTCACTACGTTTGATAAGAGCGTGTTAGATTTATTTGAAAGTGAATTCTTAAACTTTAGTAGGGCGGTTTACGATTTTGAGGATACATTACCCTCAAGTTTTGTAACACCAACTTCGACAGACACAAACTCAAATGACCTAACCTTCAAAAATTTCCAAGGTTTGATGAGAGAACTATTGAAGATAGAAACGCCAGTTGGAAACAGCGGTGAATTATTATTGAATGATGTTATCACAAAACAAAACATAAGGTTCCAAACTGTGTTAACTAATTTTATCAACTACAATTGTGTGTTCAAGTACGGTAACCCATCTTCATTTAATAGAAGAATATTTAATTCATATTCATTCCAATTTATTGAAGATCGATATGTCGCGAATCCTTATGTATCAGGTACAGTACCAACCAACGGAGGATCGATAAATTTATCAACATCCAAAAGTAATAATCCAACCGCATGGAAGGCGTTAGAAACATATGTGGGGTTTTCAGACATTCCTGAATTACAATATAGTAATAGTGGGTCATACATAACGGACTTCTTCCCAACCATGAATGTTGCTTTTGAAGAAAATGATATTGTTAATTTAGCTCCACTGATTAAGATTTTTGCTACGTTAAAACTTAACAATCCTAATCTTACAAGAAATGAGTTTTATGAGTTGAATGATGTTTATTTACAGAACTGTTTAACTTATGCGAATAACGTTATTAGTGTCTTAATGCCGAGCGTTAGAGCTGAACTACCAACCTTCTTTGTGGATCAAGAAATAAAAAATGTAAGAGCCCCTTTAGAGGCTGAGTTCACTGAACAAACTAGAGTTGAACTTTGGGAAACTTTTAAAGCCTTAAATGACGCTTGGATTGCTGGTTTTGATTTGAGTAATAGAACATTATTTGAGGATGTAATGTTAGTTGACAGAGCAAGTAGAGATGTTGGTGATAAAGTTTACGTAGACATCTTTAAAATCAAAGATTTAATTGAATCATATTCATATAAAAACTCTTTATTGGATACGGTTGAAACCATAGTTAAGACTAACAACTTCCAGTCTTTTATGTTACCATCTTATGTTAATTTCTATAACGTACAGGACGCCGAAAAAAACCCAATACCAAGACCTGATGGTTCTTTAGAATTTGCTAATAGTTTATTTGGGACATTCTTAAATGTGGATTACAGAAATAGTTCACCAAAATATCTTTGTATGTATGTATCAAAACCAAGTGAACACCTCAATATGAATGAAAATGTTGATTATAGGTTTAGGGATGATGCATTTGATCTAAGAAGATCTAGTGATAATCCTTTAATTGAGAGTCAACAAAATAAAACAGATTGGGCGAGATCAAACAAGGTTGTTGGGTTCAATGTGGATATCACACAACAAAATCAACAAATATTCAAACAACTTGACTTGAATCAAGATCCTGGTAAACCTACATCGGAATCGTTAGAAGCATTGAATCAAATGGCAAATCAAGGTAGAAATAGAGCGTCAACTAGTCAAAATGTTTCTTTATATAACTTGTATAAAAATAGAAGTTACGAATGTTCTATAGATATGATGGGTAATGCTTTGATGCAACCTACAATGTATTTTAATTTAAGAAATATACCAATGTTTTCAGGCCCTTATTTGGTTACCAAAGTTTCACATAGAATAAACGAAGAGGGATTTGAAACCACGATTACGGGAACAAGACAATCATTTAGTAGTTTACCTAAGGTTGACGGGTTCATACAATCTTTGAATGTTAATATTTTGAATACAATCCAACAGGAAATTAAGGAACGAGAAACTAAATTACAATCGGACCCAAATAACATTATTAGTCAAAGAACACAAGTACTACAAAATGTGACAGGTACAGATTCGTTATCTGGTAGTCAAGATTGTGGTGCGTTAATCAACCCAAATTATAGAAATTACACGCCAGTAGAAACACCACAAAGAACAACTCAAAGTTTAAAAGTATTGTATACAACATTAAAAAATAAATTTGTTGGGTTAGGTTATACAGGTGGTACTAGTCCGGATCTTATATATTATACTCTTATAGGTTATACGTACATTTATGTTGATTCTGTAAATAATTCAGGGGGAATTTCGTCATATCAAAATAACTACAGTACTATTGATCTTAAAGAGTATTATAGTACATCGTTCTTGGTTAATACCGAAAGAACGTTTTTCTGTATCAATAGAGGTCAAAACGAAAAAAATATACCGATAGCGTCTTTCCCAACATTCGATAATTTTATTGATTATGTGATTAGCGTTTTACCACCTATAAAATCACAATTTGTTACTGAAGTAAATAACTTAGGGCTTGACGTGATAGTGGCCTTAGCTAAAAATTATGTGTTGAAATACCCAATCCAAAGAAATGAAAATGTTTGGACACAATTAGATGAAGCCGGAAGAACTGAATTAGGAAATAAGTTCCGAGAGGCTTTAGATTCGTTCAGAAGTCAAAATGATATCCAAACAAATGTATCTTTTTAATAAACCAGATATTTATATAAAAAAAAATAACATGAACACAAAACTAATATTGGATAACTACTTGGGTAAAAACACAAGAGTTTCTGAAAAAGACATGGGTGACGGTACTAAACAAGTTTGTGATCTCGACACAGGTGATTGTTATACTGTTAGAATGAAAGACGGTTTGATCGAAAGAGTTGACAACACCATGAAGACATTCAAAAAAATACAAGTAGAGACCAACCAAGGTATAAAAACATTATTGAACGGATAAAATGGCAATTGATCAAAAAATATTAAAAGAATTAGATAGATACAATCGTATCAATAAGTATATCATGGAACAAGAGGAACCATTACCACCTGTAGACCCCACGGCTCCACCTGCAGATCCTGCAGCGGCAGGGGCTCCACCGGCAGATCCTGCGGCAGCAGCAGCTGCTCCGGCACCACCAGCACCTCCAGCTGAAGAAAACAAACCTGTAGATGTTGCTACAGATCCGGACGTGGAAGAAATTGGCGGTGAAGGTGAAGAGGAAGTTGAAGAATTAGATATTACTGATTTAGTTGATACTCAAACAAGTATTGCTGACAAACAAGAAGAATATTTTAACAACCTATTTGACCAACTTAATAAAATGCAAGAAAAACTTGGTGAAATGGATCAGTTAGTGACTAAGATCGACGCATTAGATGCTCAAATTGAAAAGATGAGACCTAAAACAGCACAAGAAAAACTAGAACTTAGATCATTAGATTCAGGACCATTCAAACAAAAACTTTCAGATTTCTTCCAAGATAAAATGGAAGACATGGAAAAAACAGGTAAAGAATACGTTTTAACGGCAGACGACGTTCAAAACTTTAGTTCTAAAGATGTTGAAGATTCTTTTGACGAATATCTACCAAAGGCAACAGACTATAACATATAATTAAAAGGTCTCATTTGAGACCTTTTTTTGTATGTTGACATTACAATTTTTAACTACTATACTTATATCATAAACTTTAAATAATTTAATATATGGCGACAAATGTTTTAGATGCAGTACTAGCGCAGTACGAACAATCCACTCAGAGTTTTACAAACTCAAACTCAAAAATGTCTTCTGAAGACCGAATGAAAAAGTATTTCGCGGCAATCCTAAAAGACACAGAAAAACAAGGACAAAGAAAGCTCCGAATCCTACCAACAACGGACGGATCATCACCTTTCAAAGAAGTATGGTTCCATGAAGTTTTTGTAGATGGAAAATGGCAAAAGTTCTACGACCCTGCTAAGAATGACAACGAGCGTTCACCACTTAATGAAGTGTATGAAGAATTGATGTCAACAGGAAAAGAGTCTGACAAAGAACTTGCTAAACAATACAAAGCACGTAAATTCTATATTGTTAAAGTTATCGACCGTGATAACGAACAAGACGGAGTTAAGTTTTGGAGATTCAAACACAACTACAAACAAGAAGGGATCCTTGATAAAATTATTCCAATTTGGAAAGCTAAAGGTGACGTTACTGACCCTGACAAAGGACGTGATTTAATCCTTGAGTTAACCAAAGCAAAAACCCCAAAAGGAGCAACTTACACAGTAATTCAAACTGTAATGTATGATGATCCATCCCCAATTTCAGAAGACGAAACACAAATGTCCGATTGGGTTGGTGATGAATTGACTTGGGAGGATGTATATTCTAAAAAAGCGGTTGAGTATTTAGAGGCAATCGCAAGAGGAGAAACTCCACGTTGGGACTCAGAAAAAGGTGGTTATGTTTACTCTAACACTGAAACATCAGAAGTTTCTATGGGAGGAACACCAACACCAAAATCAATCAATGAAGTTGCTGACCCACAAGCAAACGCTGAGATTGATGAAGAATTACCATTCTAATTTATTATCAAATTAAATGAACGGGAGCAGTTTATTGTTCCCGTTTTTTTGTTTATATTTTATATAGTAATACAAAAAATATGGCACTTAAAAAAAACGACTTTAGTTCACTGAAGAAAAAATTCTCTTCAGATGCAAAATACAAACCACAAAGATTTTTTGATCTTGGTTCCGACTTCTTAGATGCGGTAGGTTTACCTGGTCCTGCAATTGGACACCTTAACATGTATTTAGGTCACTCCGATACAGGAAAAACAACGGCATTAGTAAAAACGGCTGTTGATGCTCAAAAGAAAGGTATCCTACCTGTGTTCATTATTACAGAACAAAAATGGTCTTTTGAACATGCTAAACTTATGGGGTTTGAATGTGAGGAAGTAGTTGATGAAGAAACAGGTGAGTTAACTTGGGACGGGTTCTTCCTATTCAATAACAACTTCAGTTACATTGAACAGATCACAGATTATATTAACGAACTATTGGACGCACAACAAAAAGGTGAGTTAGATTACTCACTTTGTATTATGTGGGATTCAGTTGGATCAGTTCCTTGTAAAATGACTTATGAAGGTAAGGGTGGTAAACAACATAATGCCTCAACATTAGCAGATAAAATTGGTATGGGTATTAACCAAAGAATTTCAGGTTCACGTAAATCAGATTCTAAACATGAGAATACCTTAATCATTGTTAATCAACCTTGGGTAGAATTACCTGACAATCCATTTGGTCAACCAAAGATTAAAGCAAAAGGTGGTGAAGCGATTTGGTTAAACTCTTCTTTGGTATTCTTATTTGGTAACCAAAAAGGTGCAGGAACAACAAAGATCACGGCAACAAAAGACAAGAGAACTGTAAAGTTTGCTCAAAGAACAAAAGTGTCGGTTATGAAAAACCACATCAATGGTCTTGGTTTTGAAGACGGAAGAATTATTGTAACACCACACGGTTTCTTGCCAGGTAAAGATACAACAGAGGAGAAAGCATCAATAGAGAAGTATAAGAAAGAATATGCGGACTATTGGAAAGACATAATCGGAGTTGATGGTGACTTTGATTTGAAAACGGAAAAGGAAGAGGTTGAGTAGAAATCATTCAAGATTAAAGGAAGTGTCCAAAACATTATTAGTAGACGGAAATAATTTATTGAAAATTGGGTTTCACGGTGTTAGAGAGTTCTATCACAATGGGAGACACGTTGGTGGTGTTTGGCACTTTCTAAATACTCTTCGTAAATTCTTGGAAGAACACAACTATGATAAGGTTGTGGTATTTTGGGATTCTAAAACCTCATCTTCACAAAGAAGATTGATTTACCCAAAGTACAAATTGAATCGGAGACCTTCCGAATCAGAACAAAAAGAAGATGCTTTCTTGGAACAAAAACAGAGGGTTAGACAATACCTCGAGGAGATGTTTGTGAGACAACTGGAGACAGAACACTCAGAAGCTGATGACTTGATAGCTTATTACTGTCAAGTGTCCTTAGATGAGACAAAAACTATATTCTCAAGTGATAGGGATTTAACTCAACTTATCTCTGAGAAAGTATCTATTTATTCGCCATCCACAAAACAATATTACAAGTTGGGGGACAAGATTAAATTACATGATATTGAAGTTCCCCACTTTAATGTTAAAACTGTAAAGATACTCACTGGTGATAGTTCCGACAACATTGACGGGATCTTTTATCTTGGTGAGAAAACTTTAGTTAAATTATTTCCTGAACTACTTGAAGAAATAGTACAAATACCCTATATTTTGGGTAGAAGTACTAATTTACTTAAGGAGGAAAAGGGGAACGTAGCTCTTCAGAATCTATTAAGTGGTAAAACTAAAGAAGGTATTTTTGGTGATGAATTTTTTGTAATCAACCAAAAACTTGTCGACTTGGATGAACCACTCTTAAGTGATGAGGACAAAGAATTAGTTAGACTATATCACACTGAGTCGATGGATCCCGACGGAAGAGGACATAGAAATCTAATTAGAATGATGATGGAAGACGGGTTCTTCAAATACCTACCAAAGGGTGACGACGCTTGGGTAAGTTTTTTGAAACCATTTCTTAAGTTAACAAGAAAAGAAAAAACAAAATTTAGAAACAAACAAAACTAAAAAAACGAATGAAAGAGCAGGATATAACAAAAGTAGAGTTTTTGTTAATGTGTAATGAGAACATAGTAGTTCAAAGGTTTTTTAATGTAAGAGGGTTTAATAAAACCACTTCTAAATCTGAATCACTTCATAACTATGTTACGGATTTATGTAACGAAATGATGTACGATTTGAAGATGAGATCTGTTGTGTATATGTTGGATAATCAGTTTGAAATTTCTGAGAGTCCTGAAGTACTTAACACCTCAATTACAGAGGGACCTGAGAATTTTAATCTCATAATTAGGATTGGTGATATGACAATTTGTCAGAGACAGTTCGATGCTAAAGTATACCCCCCAAAGGTCAGATATACCGTAGACCTACGCCCAAAGTTAAAATCTATACTAAGTCAACTAACTGACATTTTTTCAGCTAAAAATTTAATTTATTTTTACCCACAACTTATTAAAAATTGATAGTATTTATCTTTACTAAAGAAAGGAAAAAGTATGGCGGCAAGTAAAAATTTTGAGTACCTCGGACAACAGTTCCAACTACAATTATTAAATCAAATCATTGTAGATAGGGACTTTTCAACATCAATCATCGATGTAATTGAGAATAATTATTTTGAAAACAAGTATTTCAAAATTTTAATTCAAATGATTCGAGAGTATTATCAAAAATACGATCACACACCATCCTTTGAGACATTAGAACAAATCACAAAATCCGAACTTCAACAAGAGATTGCATCCAAAATTGTATTGGACACAATTAAGAAAATTAAGGATGTAACTATTGATGGCGTATCTTTCGTACAAGAAAAAGCGTTGAAATTCTGTAAACAACAGGAGCTTCAAAAAGTAATGGGTAAAGCTCAAAAGATCATCGACGGTGGTGAGTTTGAGAACTACGATACTCTTGAAGAACTTGTTAGAGAAGCGTTACTTGTGGGGAATAAAGATACTTCTATGTTGGATGTATTCTCTAATTTAGACCAAGTATTAGAAGAAGATTATAGACATCCAATTCCAATGGGAATACCAGGTATTGATAAATTGTTAAAGGGTGGTTTGGCAAAAGGAGAAATTGGTGTTATCTTAGCACCAACAGGTGTAGGTAAATCAACGGTTTTAACAAAAATCTCAAACCACGCATTTAACCTTGGATTTAACGTACTTCAGGTATTTTTTGAGGACAACCCAAAGGTGATACAAAGAAAACATTTTATTCTTTGGACTAAAGTTCACCCCGACGATTTGTCAGATAAAAAAGATGAAGTAATGAAAAAGGTTATTGAGATTGAAGAGTCAATGCCAAACAAGTTGATATTGAAAAAGTTACCATCTGATACTATGACGATGTTACAAATTAAAAATCAGATTAGAAAGATTGTGGCTGATGGAACTAAGATTGATATGATTGTATTAGACTATATTGATTGTGTTGTTCCCGATAAGAACTTGGGTGATGAATGGAAGAGTGAGGGGTCTGTAATGAGAGCATTTGAGGCAATGTGTCACGAAATGAATCTTGTTGGTTGGACCGCAACACAAGGTAATAGATCATCAATCTCATCTGAGGTTGTGACTACAGACCAAATGGGAGGATCGATTAAAAAGGCACAAGTTGGACACGTAATTATTTCAGTTGCTAAGACATTACAACAGAAAGAATTAAAATTGGCAACAATTGCGATCACTAAGTCGAGAATAGGTGATGATGGGGTTGTATTTGAAAACTGTAAGTTTGATAATGCGATGATTGATATTGATACGGAAAGTACAACTACGTTCTTAGGTCTTGAAGAACAGAAAGAAGAAAGACAGCGTCAGAGAGTAAAAGAATTACTCGAGAAACGTAAAGAAAGAGAAACACAAAAAAATTAAATTAAATAAAATTTTAGTATGGAAAAAATATTAACAGAAAATCCTGGTCGATTTGTCATCTTCCCTATTGAACACAATGATATATGGGAGTTTTACAAACAACACCAAGCAGCATTTTGGACGGCAGAGGAAGTAGATTTAACAAATGACATTAGAGATTGGGAATCATTGACCGAAAATGAAAAGTACTTTGTTAAAAATGTATTATCATTCTTCGCGGCTTCTGATGGTATTGTTAATGAGAATTTGGCGGAAAATTTCTACCGTGAGGTACAATATCCTGAGGCGAAGTTTTTCTATGGAATGCAATTGGCGATGGAAAATATACACTCACTTATGTATTCATTGTTAATTGATACATACATCAGTAATCCAAAAGAGAAAGACGAATGTTTTAATGCGATTGATAGATTACCCGCAGTTCAGAAAAAAGCAAAATGGGCTTTGGAATGGATTGATAACTCATCCTTTGCGGAAAGATTAGTAGCATTCGCGGCAGTTGAAGGTATTTTCTTTTCAGGTTCTTTCTGTTCTATTTTTTGGATGAAGTCAAGAGGGATTATGCAAGGTTTGTGTAACGCAAACTCACTGATCTTCAAAGACGAAAACCTTCATTGTGATTTCGCAATTCATTTGGTAAATAACCATTTGGAAGAAAAACCATCAGAAAAAAGAATCAAAGAGATCTTGTTATCTGCACTTGAGATCGAAAAAGAATTTATTACTGAATCATTACCAGTATCATTGATAGGTATGAACTCAAACTTAATGAAACAATATCTTGAGTTTGTTGTTGACGGACTATTACTTAAATTGGGATGTAGTAAAGAATTCAATGTCGAACAACCATTCAAGTTCATGGAACAAATTGCTGTTGAAACTAAAGGTAACTTCTTTGAGTCAAGAACGATGGAATACCAAAAAGCGAAATTAAACGAAACTATAACATTTACAGAGGATTTTTAAAATAGGATATGTCATTAAAAATAATTAAAAGAGGGGGAGAGGTAGTATCATTTAACCCACAAAAGATTTACAATCGTGTAAAACGATCATCAAAAGGTTTGAACGTAAACTCAGACGAAATATTCATCAAGGTAATTACTTCGGTTCCAACTGAAGGTGAAGTTACAACAAAAGAATTAGATAAACTTATCTATGAGATTGCCGCTTCCTACACTGGTAGTCATCATGACTACTCAAGATTGGCATCTTCAGTTGCAATTTCTTCTTATCACAAGGAAACAAATGAAAGTTTTTCACAAACAATGATGATGTTGTACGAAGACGGTGTGGTAAACAAAGCGTTAATTGATACTATCAAAGAATATGGTGAAGATACTATTGATGAGGTAATCAATCATGATAATGATTACAATTTCGACTACTTTGCTTGGAGATCATTACAAGAAATGTATCTACTTAAGAGACCTAATGGTCAGGTAGTTGAAAGACCACAACATATGTATATGAGAGTTGCTCTTTGGGTTACAACCAATATGGCGGATGCATTTGAATACTACAAATCATTATCTAATCAGTTGATCTCAAAGGCAACACCTATTATGATCAACGCTGGTACAAAAGTTCCACAACTTGCTTCTTGTGTTCTTCACTATAACAATTCTGACTCTCGTGAAGGATTATTACATACGTTAAATGACATTTCCACTTTCTCATCAGACGCGGCAGGTATTGGATTATCATTATCAAATATCCGTAGTAAAGAAAGCCGTATTTCAACATCAGGTGGTTATGCTGGCGGTTTATTAAAATATCTTAAGATTGTAAATGAATCGTTAAGATTCTTCAATCAACAAGGACGTAGACCAGGTTCAGCGGCGATCTATCTTGAGCCTTGGCACAAAGACATCTTTGATTTATTAGATATTAAAAAGAATACAGGTGCTGAGGAATTGAGAGCT